AAAGCAATACTGAAATATAATATTGTTCATAGTTTCTTAACTCTCCATTTTAATTAACTAAAAATATAATCTAAAATTATAACGATTAAATATAATACTAAATTATAATTAAATGCAATCTTTTTATTTATAATTACAAAATATAGACTAAAAATATAATTATAAGTATAAATAATATTTATAATAAATAGATCAAATTATAACGCCAGATATAATAAAAATATGTTATTATTTATAAGTTTTTGTAAGTTTTTTTTCATGTATATAATATTTATATATATAGATTTAAATTCAGCATGAAAGCTAAATTTTAAGCTTTAAAATTGATTAAGCCTTATATGCTATAATAGATTATTAATAGAATAAATATATTTAGTAAAATCATTAAAAGTAGATCTTTAAAAGTCATTTTAAGCCCCTTTTATTTAAATTGAATAGTGGTAACAAGCTATAAAAAAAGCTCTTAAAAAAGAGCTTTCTTTATCCTTATTTAGTTTTATTTTTTTAAAGCTTTCTTTATTTCTTCAGCTATTATTTTATCAATTGATTTAATAGTTTTTTTAGAAAGCTTTTTTAGTTTTACTTTCATTTTATTTTATTCCTTTTTTTAGTTTTATTTAAGCTATATGTTTAATATTTTTCGGTAAGCCATAAAAAGTATTAATTAATTCATTACATATATTATCTAAGCTTAATTCTATTATTTCATTAGATATTAATATTTTGCTGTCATAATCCATGTTACAAATTATTAAATCTTTATATGCTTTTTTATTTTCTAATCCAAACATAACATGGTTTAATACCATCTCATCATAATTAATACTGTTTAAGCCTAAAATACTTCTGTTTAGTTGTTCTTTATTCATTTTATAATCTCCTATTTATTATTATTTAGTTAAATTTTTTCCAAGATTTTTTTTCTTTGTTCCAAATTTTCTCAGTATCTAAATCTATCATTAAAACCTGTAATTGGTTTTCTGTAAATCTATAAAATCTTTTTAATATATCTATAAAATTATCGTTAAATCTTATATTATATACATCTTCTGTATTGTACACAATAAGACTTAATTCATTATAAGAGTATTTTGTTAGGTCGATTCTTTTATAGTTATTCTTTTTTAATTGATTCTTTATCTTCATTTTTATTAACTCCCTTTTATTTAATTAAACTAAACTTAAAATTATTATTATTGAAGGCGTAAGCAACAGAAAGCCAAATAATATTACCTTACTATTATTAAGCCTAAGACCTAAAAAACCAATAATAAGACTTAAAATAGGTAGTACGCCCATTAAAATAATTAATACTATATTATATGCTGTTTCTATATTCATTTTCTTAACTCCTTGTTTTGTTGTTATCTACCATATATTACACAACTAATAGTATATAGTACAAGTCTTTTTTTCATATATTGTAAATAAAAACAATTAACTGAAGAGAAAAAAGTTTAATAAATTTCAAGCCATACCTAATTAAATAGCCTAATCTTATATATATATAATAACAATTAACAGAAAGTATTAAACAAGCTTAAAAGGATCCTTTAAACGCTAATTTTCAGCCGAATATTACTAAAAAACTATATACAATAAGACTAAATAACATATAGAATAATAGAAAGTATTTATTTTATTAATATTATCTAAAAATATCTGTTTAAAGGGTTATTGCCCCGCTTATAATCCAAATAAGAACTACTAACTAAAAGAGGCTTTCTAAAGAATTACCCCCCCTAAGCGGATGGGCTACACATCGTCTATCCAGACACCATTCCCCATAAAATGTAAAAAGTAACTCCCAAAAGAATTTGGAAAAGAACTACGAGTGTATTTATATTAGGATTATGGAAAACGACACTTTAGCCACTAAAAGGGGGGAGGCTAAGGTAAAGAAGAGATCCAGCTCATATTATCGTTATAAGAAGATAGAAAAGGCAATTAATAAGGCTTCAGATAATGGTAGGTGTTGGTGGATTAAGCGTTACCTACAGAATACTATTAAATACTAATGTCCGATTTACTTAAAAGACCTGATGTTTTAAAAGCTATTGAGCTATATGCTTTAAAGCCTGATATTACTGCCTCTGAGGTAGCTAAGGATATTGGTGTATCTACGTCTCTTATATATATTTGGCGAAAAAACCCTAAATTTGTCGATGCTATATACGAAAGGTATATGGTAGAGTTTGGGGGAGAACTGCCTGCGGTTTTACAAGCCATGATACGAGAAGCTAAAGCTGGCAATGTGCAGGCAGGTCGCCTGATTTTAGAACATAGTGGTAAATTAGTTAAGAATGTTAATGTTACTATTGATAGTCCTTATGAGAAGTTTTTGAAGTCAGAAAGAGCAGAATTTGAAGTAGTAGATGCCGAAGTTGAGGAGATAGTCGATTCAATTCCAGATATAGAAGTGGATTTACCTGCCAGAAATACTGAAAGTCAACGCAGTAGAGTAATAAAAGAAAAGAAAAAGATAAAAAAACGAATAAAAAGCGTTGCAGACAAACAGAAATATAACGCCAAGAAAAGAGAATGGTATAAATGGAAAGTAAGAGCCGATAAAGTAGGCGTTGAACCCTTACCTGCAAGAAGACCTACTCCTGCACAAAGAAAGTCTTGGAGAGAGGAAATAATTAGGAGAGAGAATGAAAAAGACCAAAAAGAAGACAAATAGCGATAGAGATGCGGGTATTGTGTGGTGTATGAAAGAAATACACCTTATTAAGATATGTTTAAAGGCTTTACAGAAACAAATTAAGGAATTAGGCGATAGCCATAAAGAAAAGACCACCTGATCCAATCTCTTTGCATATTTTATTATAAACTTCTTCAGTAATAGGAACAACTATATCTTCATCTTGCCATTGTTCTGAGTGTTCAGGCTTTCTTTTTTTGAGCATAGACTGTATTTCTTCAAACAAGATTTCCAATTCATTCAGTCTTGCATTGGATTCTTTTATTGATTTAAGCAATTCTAACAACATTTCTTTTTCCATATTGCTCCTTGTTATCTTACAAATGTTTTTTTGAAATAGGTTCCTTTGAGAGCCTCTCTAACTTTCTTCATTAAAATTACAACATTTTTGTTGCCAAAATACTCCTTAGATGTTGTTTTGTTTAGTATTTTATTAGTATCTCCTATAAAGTCTCTTGCAGGTATTTTTCTGTTATTCCAATCTCTTAAAGTACCATCTGCATGAGATTTTGCGTAATCAACAGCTTTAATTACCCTCTCTTTCTTGTCATAGTTAATACTCCTGACAAGTCTTCCTGTGTCATACAGAGGCTTTGTTCCCCCTATAGAAGGGTTTGTCTTCCTTGCTTTCCTTGCAGCTTTTGTAGCGGTAGCTAAAGAAGGCTTTACTTTTCCATCCTTAATGAATTGTTGATAGGCTTTGGCTGCACTTTCTCCTTCGGCTTGTGCGTGCTTACTCTCAAAGTCCTTACTATTAATATACTTAGATAACTTGTGAAAGTCAAAGTTCATGTGCATTTTTGTTAGAATTTTCATTATTCTTCTATATCTTGGTTTTTATCTTTATTTTCGGCAACTAACTTCTCTGCTTCCTTCAAAGATAGGTCATCATTGTACTCAACCATAAGCTTTTCTCTTGTGATAAGGTTGTGTTGAAGCCTGTGATTATCCCAAAGTATCTGATCTTGCATTGTTTTTGGATATTCTGGCTCATTGAAGTCTAATTTTAGAGCTTCGGGAAGTCTAATGTTATTGTATGAAGCGATTTCTCTTTCTACATGATAGAGTTCATGCTCATACATCTTCCAAAGCTCAATATCGTCTTGATAATCCTCAAATCTCTCTAAATCTTTGATTTTTAAGGCAATTCCACTTGGAACTTCACCACCATCTTGGGCAAATTGTACATATAAGTGGTTATTTTGAGCAACTAAGTCAACTTGGAACTTAACTGTCTCTATTACTGACTGTAAATCAGCGTCAGGCGATACAATATCAAATACTGAGCCTTCTGGAAGGTCTAATATAGTATCTGAACCTGCTCTTTCTAATCTTTTATCGGCTTGAAGTCCAGTTACATAAGGTTGCCCAAACATCTGAAATCTCAATCCCAACTGAAGCTCAGTCATTGTTATATTTACGTGTTCATTACAAGAAACTATATCATCAGCCCCATCTACAAAGAAAGAATCCAGTTGATTTTCTCTGTGAGTAAAAACAAATGGAAGAACTCCGTATCCATGCTCATATTCTTCTATTATATTACCATCTTCGTCATATAAAGCATACATTCCCTTATCCCAATAAGCATATTGCAGTTTTTCTGTATAAGAAACATCATCTACGTTCATTAAAATAGGATAAGTGATGGCTTCTGGCTTAAAAGGGTTATTTCCAAGATGAACATCAAAATAATAAATAGGTCTATAGTCAAAATGAGGCATATCGTCATCTATAAACACAACTTGAGTAGCAACTGTGCCAATCAGGCGTGTCATTCTCTCAATATGCTTCATCCTTGAGTCTTTCATTACAGTTAAGTTAGAATAAGCGTTATTTACATTTCTATTTGCCCCTACTGTATATATTCGGCTCATTTTATTAATAAATCGTTTAGTAAAATTAGCTTCATAACAAGGAATCTCCCTAAATGCGTCTGCATCAAAGTATTGAGATATGTAATTAGCAGTATTAGAGCCACAATAGTAGTCTATGAGCTTTCTTACATGATTTCTCCTTGCTTGTGCTTGTTGTTGTTTAAATTCTTTTATTGAATCCTGTATTATTTGTTCGACTGTCATCTTTTCCTCACTATTAGTTCTTGCTGTTTAATTGGGAACCTATTTATAAAAAAATATCTTACCATATCGCATCCATGATCATGAAAACCATCTTTTAGTGGTTCTGCCTTTAAATCTTTCCCTTCTGTGTGTTCTGGATAACGATAATTCTCTAAATCTTCTGCTATTCCTTGACATTTGTTGTCTATATGTACATAACGCTTACCCATAGCGTTTTCTATAAAACCTCTAACGTGGCTAATCCCAGAGGCTATATTTCTTGAAACTTTATCTCTTATAGTTTGTATTTGGATTCCGTTTTGTCTAAAAATCTCTATATCCCCCATCCCTGACTGTCCTTGAGCCTGTTTACCAGCTGGGTCACCATAGTACGCCCTAACATGATAAGGTTTCGATTTAATAAGACGTATAAGCTCGTCTGTTTTAATATTTGTCTCATGTATAATTTCATCAATTATATTTATGTGCCATTCTCCATTAATCATCTGTGTTTGGAACCAACCTACCGCTGGCATCCTATATCCAAAGTCAATACTACAAAAAGTAGGATAGTTTGGGTTGTGTGGGAAATACCCTACATCTAAATTACGGTCAAATGGATATACTTGCCCAGCAAATGTTGTGAATTTAGCCCCATACTCTTGGTCAAACGATTCTGAAGACATATTCCTTTTTCTTTCAACTATAAACTCATCGCTTTGACCTTCAGGAAAAGCAAACTCATTATCCCATGAAGGTGCTTGGTGAGATTCCCATAAATTGTCTTTCTGACCAAGTAAGTATAAATCATATACCCAATTAAAGCCTTCAGGTGTAGTTATAAATATTGCCTTACCCTTTCTGTCTGATAAAGTAGGAGATAAATACATATCCCATATCTTTCTTTTTACTTTTGCAGCCTCATCAATAATCAACAGATCTAAACCTTCACCTACTAATGAATCAGGATTGTCTGCTGACTTACCTTCAACTACTGTATTCCATTTGAACTTTATATATCTTTCTTTTTCAGAAGCCCGTTCAATATCATTCGGCTTCCCCACTACCATCTTCTTCCAAATTTCTCTGAACATTAAGTCAGCCTTGTCATAAGATAAGCCGACACACCATATTCTTTTATTCGGCTGAGATGCTAAGAAAGTAGCTTCCATAGCAGAACAAGTTGTTTTTCCAAATCTTCTGCCACATACCATAACAAAGAATCTTGCTGTCTTTTTTGATGGAAAATGCAATTTCTTTTGACCTTTATGAGGAGTATATCCCATATAATCAAACCAAGATTGCTTAAATTTTGTTTCTTGTTTTAAATTATTTTCCATTAAATGTTGCAATGAACAACTGCTATAATCTAACTTATGGCAGTAAATAAATACAAGATATAGTATTTTTATTTTTTAAAACACAAGATAGGAGGGCAGTATGTCCGAAGAAACAAAAAGCGTAGCAAGCGAAACAGTAAGTGAGCAACCTACCCAAGAATCACAAACAGAATCGACCGATGTTGGTGCATTAATAGCAGAAAGCAAAAAGTATAGAAAAAGGTCGCAGGATGCAGAAGCTGAATTAGAGAAAATAAAAAAGTCTGTTGCAAAAGAAAAAGAGGCAAAGCTTAAAGCGAAGGAAGAATATAAAACCTTATATGAAGAGGCTTCTTCTAAGATTGATAGCTTAACCGCTACTGCTGAAAAATGGACTAAATACGAAGAAACAAGACGTGCTTCTTTATTAGAAAGC